TTATATTCATCCACCATTTTTTGATAATCAGTAAAGAGAGAATTGTTGGATTTTGCATATTTACTTCTTTCAATTTCATTTCCATCTGGGTCTTGCCATCTATAATTAAACAAAGGAATAGTAAAATCAATAAACTTCTGGGGTTGAGAATGTAATTTTGGAAAAAAAGGAGTTATGTCTTCTTTATTGGTTAAAGACCTAATATGGTGTTCATCATATAATCTGAGTTCTTCTTGTGGGTCTTGTGGTAAATAAAATCCCAAAACTTTATTTGTATTTGCGGGGTCTAACATAAATCCAGACCTATGCAGTAAAACACTGCGACTTTCATAATCACCAAATATTTCTCTTGGATACGACGAATATCTTTTAACCATTATATCATCAGTTTTATGTTCTTCAACAATATCCGTGTAATAGGGCAAAACAAAGGTGTTTGCATCATTATATCTTAACCGATTCAATAAAAACACGTCATCACCGCTGTCTTTGGGTATTGACCCGCCAATATCAACCTTTTTAATTTCCTTTTTTTCGGTTGCATTTTTTAATCCCATGTTTGTTTCGATGACTGCTTTTTCATAACTATTTAATCCACTGGTCTTTTTTTCAATAGGTTTATAGGGTTCTCTCAATTTAATGATAAGGGGGTCATCTTCGCCTCTTATTTTCGCCAAGTAATCAATATCTGCTTTTCTTTCTTCGGGGGTCATTTTCAATTGTCGGAACTTAATGCTCGACGCGGTATATTTTTTTATTCTTTCATCTTCCGCCTGTTTCTGCAAAGCGACACTTCGTGAGGGTGCGGTTTCACGACGCTGGGTGATTTCCTTAATAGGTTTCTTGCGAATGCGTCCACTGGCAGTGTATCCATAGGGGGCATCAACCACGGTTGTGGGTGAGGGTGATGGTTCAGGTGTGGGTTCAGGTGTGGGTTCAGGTGTGGGTGCTTTCTTCGCAGCACGGTATTTGCGGGTCTGTTCATTGCGACGTGCTTTTTTTTCCTCTGGGGTCATTTTTGTTCGCTTTGCCTTGGGGGCAACCTCTTCAATGGTGAGTTTAATCTCTTCCTTTGGGGGTGGCGGAGGTGGTTTGGGTGCAGGTGCGGGTGGCGGTACTCCCGCCTTCTTTGCCTTATCCCTTGCACGCTTTGCTCTTGATTGTTCGTTGCGTCTTTCCTTTAATTCTTCGGGCGTAAGTTTTCCGCCCTTAACCACTTTGGGTGTTTCGTCAAAGAGTTTGCCGATTTTTGCCATTATACATTAATAATCAGATATTAATGTCTAAACTGACGCTTTTTCTTGACGCTTTTTCGCGTTGTATGTTTTCATATAACCCCGCATGTATTCACGGAGTTTGTCTTTGTTTTCCGTGCGATACTCCTTCATATATGCCTTGATGTTGTCGGCATTCTCGGTGCGGTATTGTGCTTGATATGCGAGGCACTTGTCTTTATTATCATCGTAATATTTCATAGCACGTTCAATCATTGCTTGCTTGTGGTCGATATAATATGCTCGTTGGTATTGGGCGTATTCCTCGTCGGTGAGGTTTGCTCGCACCATATTCAGATCGGCGTTGTGATGGTTAATCCAGTACTGCTCCCGTTTCAATGCTTCCTGTTTCAAACATGTAAGCACTTCTATGGGGGACATTTCCCAATTATCCCATCCACCGTTCGCGCGAATGGTTTCGTAAATGCGGTAATTAAGTCCCGCACCACAATTGCGTTTGTGGGTGGATTTTCTGGTGCTAAATGATTTGGTGCTTCCAATGTATTTGGAGGGGCATTCGGGGTTTTTGCAGGCGAGGCGGTAAATCGTATATTCTCTGGGAGTGTCGGACATCTATACATAAACCTCCTAAATTATTCTGGATAAAGAAACGCATTAATTATTATTTATGAGTTCCTTTGCCCTCCCAAAAAACATTGAATGCAGATGCGAGGTCGGTTGCCCCTTTCATCATATTTACTAACCATTGACGACCTTTAAATAGGTCTTTGGTGTCTTGTTTCACAAAATCGTAATCTGCTTGCGTTCCCAGACCGTTTGCTTTGAGGGACGCTATAATAAAATCTTGGCAGTTATTATCAAATGCATTGTAAGGAGCAAACTTTGCACCCATGTATTTTGCCGTCTTATCGACAAAATCTTGTAATTTGATATTGGTCTTTCCGAGGTCGCGCGACTCCATCTTATCGCCCTTATAAATGTTTTCGCTCAATTTAATGACCTCCTCTTTTCCCCACATAACACGGCGACCATTGGATAAGGTTAAAATGACTTGCAGGTGGAATAGGTCGTCTTGTGGGATATTCTCTGGTTTCTTGAACTTCGTCAGTAATTCACGAACATATACGATGGCGGTCAGGTTCTTTTGGAGTCCACCGAGAGGGATACGCTCAATACGCATAGAGGTAATGGTCTGGTCGCCATTTTTTTTTAAATATTCGCGGGCGGATGGGGGCATTTGGTTTCCGCGGTCAAACAGACCCTTGCCTCGCATCATTTGGGTTTTTCGGTTATAGTTTCCATAACCCATACCATATTTTTCCATAACTGCATCGCCTTGTTTCAACCATGTCTTTGGTAGTTTTAAATCAGTTGCTATTTCATTCGTAAGTGCTTTTAATGCCCTTGGAATAGGTTCTATTTCTCCATCTCGGTCTTGTCTATTAAATGCCTCAAAATTATCGTCTTGTGCTTTATAGTAAGCAATCATACCACGAGCAAGCGTCTTTTCTTTTTCGGTCATTCCTTCAAAAATATCCTCTCCATAAAGAGGGAACTGTTTCGGTTTCGGTGCGGGTGCTTCAACCACGGGTGCTTCAACCACACGCTCGGGTGCGCCCATTTGGATCATTTTCTTCATTCGCTTCCGCTCGGCAGTCTTGGCGATGTTTGCGAGGCGTGCTTCTTCCTTATTCTGATATTTTGAGGCACGACCCGACTTCTTTGGTTTTTTGCCAGTCTTCTTAAACTCTGCATAATCTGCTTTGAGGCGAGGGTCGCCAATAGAACACATATAAGTGAGTCCGTGGTCGCTCGCCCATTCTCTAACAAAAGACACATATCTCTCCATTTATATATAAGATGGCGAGATATTATTAACGCTTCTCTGCGTGATACGATTGACGGCATTTGGGGTCTTTGAGTGCTTCGCCGTATTTAATTCCGTGTTTTTTGGCGTATGCTTTTACATGGGTAATCCAAGGCGACATCTATATTCTCTAAATATATTATAAAACGATGACGCATAATAGGATAATCCCACCAACTAATAAACACCCAAGAATAAAACCTATAACGGCATTTTGCGACGACATTTGCTTCTCTATTTCTTTCCGTGGTATGAGGAACGCTTCATAAAGGGAATGCTTAAACTCCTCTGGTTGCATTGATTTCATCATCTATATATTTTCAATGTAAAATAAAGAGAATGACGACGGTATTTTTTAAAGGTTTTGCGGTTGCAGTAAATCAGTTCCATATATAATTAACGGCGAAAAGGTGGCAGGTTCGAGCGTCCCTTAATCTGTTGTTTTAAAGCAATTTGGGATTTTGCTTGGACTGGGTCTATCTCACTTGCCGTCAGTGGTGTATCTTCGGTTATTCGCACGGTCGGTCTATACACTGGGTATTCTTGACCGCCAATATCCGACCACTTTTCTTTAAACCATCGCCCCAGTTCTCGCTCGTCGCTTCCTTCATATCTGCCACCGCGTTTCTTGTATTCCTTCACAATCCACCCTGATTTGTATGCAGAGGGTTTTGAATAAACCTCGTCTGCTTCCTTTTTAACACGAGCATAGAGTTCTTTGTCTATTGGTGTCGGCATTTATATTATGGGGTGATTTAATCGTCCGCTCTCCGTGTCGCTTCCTAATTGATGGAGTTCAATTCCAAAATTAAGTTCAGAGGATGTCGGTGTGTTTGCGGGGGTTTGCGCCTGTTGGTCGACAAGGCAATCGGTTATGCGTTTATCGAGCAGACAAGACTTTTGATACAATTTGCAGTATTCGTTATAAACTTCGTCTAAAAATGGGCGAGGTTGGACGGCACGATTTTCGCGGTCTAATCGCATCTCTTTCTGGATATTCGCACCCAAAATATAGTACTCTTTGGACGAGATGAGTTCCTCTCCTGCTTGCTTTTCAATGCTTAAAAATAACTCAACGCTCACTATAATACCCACTATGAGCGACAGCAGACAATTTATAACCGATATTAAACCCTGTTCCATATAGGGTTGGAGTCCAACGCTAAATACGCTATTAATGGCGGAAATTATTATTTGAGGGATGCGGTAATATTTGAGTGAATCCTTTAATGAAAAGTGTCGGCGTTTATGCTCGTTCATCAGTTTGATTGAGTTTATATGTATCGCCTTTAAAACACTCTCGTGGTCGTCAGTCCATGCATTCATTATACTATAAGGGGGGATTATCTCACCTTAATCTCGGGAAACGGGTCGGCAAGTTTTAATCGCTGAACCATCTCTGCATTAATTAAGTTAAGAAACACGGGAAACCACTCTCGGTATTGTTCTTTGGTTATGGGTGGCGTGGGTTGTTCAGGGATACACCAGACATCCCAGTTGGCAAAAGCAAAGAACGCTTTCTTATCGTCGTCGTCAGCATTTAAAAAATGATGGACGCAACAGTCAAGCATATCACTGCACTCAGTGTGTCCGTTGGAAACTATCAACGCCAAGATTTCAATCATGTCTTTAAGGGAGGATTCGTCAGTCATCTATATAATTAAGGGCGACAATAATTTTCTGCTAAAAACCGCGAGGGGCGGATTTCGGGGCGTTTTTTTTATTTGGCGTTCAAAATCCCCACGGATTTTAAATTGAAAAAAAAACCAAAAACTTGGTTTTTTTTTTGAAAATTGGGTTTGGGTTAGAATAACTGAAAAAAAACCGCCCCGCTAAAATCCGCCCCGATTTACATCATAGGGGTGAAAAAGGCAGGAGTTTCAGTCATCATAGGAACAAAATCGCCAGTTCCGGCAGACGAGGTTTGAGGCATCATAGCACCACCATCCACGGTGACCTTCTTTGGAACCATCACCCTCGACCTAACTCCTTTACCATGTCGGACAATAGTTCTTCCGGCGGGCATATAGACACCCGCACCAGCAGGTTTAAGTCCCATACCAGCGGGCATCAGTCCCATACCAGCAGGCATAAGACCTTCGCCAGCAGGTTTTAAAGCACCCCCAACACCGCATCCACAATGACCCGCACCAGTGTGCATACCCGCCCCAGTGTGCATACCCATACCCGTATGCATACCCGCACCAGTGAGTTTATGCAGTTCTTTTGCGATGACCTCTTTGCCGAGTTTTGACCCGACTGCCGAACCGACAACACCGCCGACGCCACCGG